TTAAGCTCTTGGTTAATCATAAACTCATGATTCATAAGTTCTTTCTTAAGTAAAGCCTCTTGTTGAAGTTTTTTAGAATCAAACTCTGATTCCATTTTCATTAACTCCATTTTTTGATTAGTTAAAGCTTGTTGTTTTTGTACCTCTGCTTGAGCAGCTGCTTGTTGCGTTTGTGAATTAGCTTGTGCCTGTGCTTGTATGTTCTGCTGTTGCATCTCCATATCTTTAACTTGCTTTTTCTTTCTACGTATTTTGAGAAGTTGATTAGCTAGTTTGATATTTTTTATATCCCTAAGATCTATCGCATCTTCAAGATCTATACTTTGCTGCTGTAAAGCCATTTGTATATTGTTCTCCAGCATTTGTTTTTCTTCATCATCAGGCGCAAGTTCTATAAATATACCAAAATCATATAAATGTAGATTGCTCATTTCTTCTAATGTAGCTACATTGTGTGTACCGATACTTTGTATAAAAGCATCTTTAGTCGGAGAGTATTCTAAAACATCTGATATTCTTAAACTTATTAATTCAGCTACTTCAGAGCTTAAGAACAAACTACTTTGTAGTATATGTCTAGTAGCTGTGTTTGAATTAGCTGCCGCTATTTTTTGAACACCAACTAAAGCATCTTTAGAAGGTGAAGATGCATCTGTAGCTTCGTTTAAACCCGTTACATCTCTTATCATTTGTAGGTAATAATTATAAGTACCTATAAGTGATTGCATTTTTTGACCACCACTTCCACTAGATATTTCTTGTATAGGAACTTTACCTGGATTATTATCTCCATCACTAGTCATTGATCTACCAATTATCGAACCAGTTTGAAAGAACATGTTTAATGCTTCTTGTGGGTTATAGTTAGTTCCGTTACCTAAGTCTATCTCAGCTAAACCATCAGCATCTAAATATATACCATCTGGTACTAATCTAGACATAACCTGTTGTAGCTTAAGGTGTGTAAGTTGAATCATATCAGCAAAGCCTGTTATTCTGCTTACTAAAGATTCTATTCTACCTTTGTACATTCTAGGCGCAACCATACTATAGTTCATTTTAACTTTAGTATAATCACTCTTAGGTCTCATCATGTTTTTAGCTAACTCCCATTTAAGTAGCTTTTTAGTACCTAGTATAATAGCTCCTTCGTATAAAACTTCTATAGATCTAGAAACTTTACCATACTTCATTTCCATGGCCATTTCCATTAATGGGTTGAAACTATCGTCTTTAACTATTATTTTACTAGCTCCAGTTGCAGTTTCTTTTACTTTATAAACTTCATTAGCATAAGTCTTATAATTAAAATAAAGAACTTGTACTTGATTTTTATCTACTTGATTAGCTTCTGTTAAACTTCTATTATAAAAACCAGAGTTTTGAAAACCTTGGCCAATAATATCCATTAAATCTTTTTCTTCTAAATTAGGAAATTGTTTCTTTAACTCATTTACAGTTACATTTTTAACTTCACCAACATAGTACACATCTTCAAAGTAAGGAGAGTCTGTGTAAGAGTAAACTAAATTAGCAGGATCTACGTAGTCAATTTTAATACCTTCTGATTTAGAGAACGTAGTTTTCGATGCACCTATACCTAAGGTTACTAAATCATAATTAACTCTTCTTCTTATTAAATCATAATTATTACCGTTTAACACAGTATTTATAGCTTGCTCTTCTGCTAACTCAACAGCTTGTTTATAACTTAACTGCATGTGTAGTTCTAACTCTTCTACAGAATCAGGTAGTTCTTCTTTTTTATTCTCTCTAATATCTACACCAAATGCTGTTTGTGCAAATTCAGCAAGATCTTCAGTTTCCATGTCTCTTAATAAAGATTCCATGTAAGCTGTTCTTTTACTTATACCGTAAGGATCTTGTGAGTAAGCTTTTATATCAAATACTCTTTCTGATATACCATTTACTACTATATCCACAAACTTAGGTATTATAGGTACTGGTTTCCAGTCTAAATTAAGATAAGACAAGTCACCATTTATGGACAACTCATCTTTGTATTTCTGTATAGACTGCTCACCACGAGCGTATAAACGTAATTTATGAAATTCTGTTTGATTTCCGTAAAACCTATTTGTACCAGAGTCGCGTTTAAACCACTCGCTCTCTATCGCTTTAGCAACTTTGAGCCCGTACTCGGTGCCCATCTTCTCAGAGTCACTTGCGACTTGACTTGGAAAATAACTTTTTACAACTGACTCAGCCATATTAATTTTCTATTAGTTTTGATCTGTTACCAGACTGCTTGTATCTAGCAAATTTTAAATTGATTTTTTCTTTCTTTATATTGGCATTTGGTTTATATAGATGTCTATTACAAGCCATGATAGCTAGACCTGAAGATATTGACGCATCAAATTTTGTTCTATTGTTTATATCAAACTTAGCCCAATCTTCTAGCGTTCTATTAAAATTTATTCTACCATAACTACCATCTTGTTTTTTACCTACGTGATCTTGTATGTACATTTCAATAGCAGCAGCGTGAGCTTGTTTTATATCCTCACTTGAATTAGGTATTCCACCTACTTCTTTTTCAGCTACAGAAAGTTTGTTCCAGACTTTATCTGGTCTATTCATACTGAAACCTCTGTAACCTCTTCTTCTTAAGTAGTATAGTAAACGTGGTTTGTTGTTCTCTGCAAGTATTGGCATTCCATAAAAAACTAAAGCCATTAGCATATCCTCAAAGAATATTTCTGCAGTTGCTGGTCTTGATACATATTCTAAAAAGAATTGGTTTGGTGGTGCATCTTCCATACTAAATTTTGTTAATCCGTGCAAAGCACCTTTAGATCCTTCACCGTCTACAGTACCCGATATATCGTAACTGTCACACCCAAAAGCACCCATGTGCTCATTACCTGGGTATTTAACACCATTTTTTATTATAACGTTGTTTTGTAAATTTGCTGGTGGTGTCCAGCTAACTCTAAATCTACCGTTGTTGTCAGGGTAAAATATAACTTTTGTATCTTTAACACCATTGACCCATTGAAAATTACCTTTAGTAACGTAGTTCGCAACGTTTAATTCTTCGTTAAAATCTATTTGTTCGTATATTTTAGCTAAATTAAATATACTGTTTTTTGTCTCATCTCTGAAAGCGTGTTCTTCAGTACGTGGAAACTGTCTATAGAACTCATTAAGTGCATCAGGATCGTTCTTAAGACCCTCTACTTCATTGTTCCAGTTATCAATTACTCCAGTTTCTATAAATTCCCCGTACGGGCCTTCCACTTCTTCATTTGGAGTGTCAAAAACAGGTACTCCATTAGAATCGATGAATCCTTCGTAATTCCACTCCATAGGAATGAACAAAGAATAGAGTCCTGACTTAGTCTGTCCATTCCTGTTTCTTTTAGTAACGTCTGAGTCTTTATATAATCTTTTAAAATTGTCTCCACCTTTATCTAAAGCATTAGAGGTTGACCCCATTATACATTTACCAATTATTCTACTACCTAACCTAAGTGTTGTTTTAGTTACACGCCAGTTGTTTAATATATTGTTTGGCCTTTCCCATTTACCACTTTCATCGTGGACTAATAGTTTTAATTTTTCACCATCGTAACTGTTATCACCTGTGTTTTTCCAATCTATTGTTGTATCTAACCCAGTTAATACCCCGGTGGTATCACTTGCTTTAACAATACTTCTTCTAGTAAGTTTACTAGCGGGTACTCTATATGCAAGTTCTGTTTTTGGACGGTCCATACCGTCTTGTATTGGTTTAAAAAAGAACGGGTAGTTAACGGATATTGGTACAACTTTATCAGTAAACATCTTTTTAGCATCTGGTCCTGATTTAGATAAAATACCGAATCTAGAATCTGAAGAGATGGTTGCCATATCAACACATACTGCTGATGACATAAATGAGAAACCTGAACGCCTGTTCTTAAGGTAGCACATTCCGTATGATCTTTTATCTGCTTTACAAGCTTCCCAGAATATATAGAATAATCTGTTTGCTTCTCTAAAATCTGGTTTCCCAACATCAATTTTGGACCACTGCAGGTACATATAATGAGAGCCAGTAATATAAGTTTGAACGCCTTTGTTGTAATACCAAAAACCTTCCTCTCTTTTTTGAAACTCATCTTCTATGTAATCTATATACTTACCTTTAAAATCATCAGGATAATTTTTCCAGTCAAATATAGTTTTTATTCTTTTTAACTCTTTAGGGTATTCTGCCACCTCCCATTTATCATTCTCAAACTTAGTAACATTAACAGCTTTTGGTAAAGCTACTTTAAAGTTTTGTATATCATATATCTCGCCAATCTGACCAGTCTTACTTATAACAACTATATCATGTTCTTTGTTATAACCGTATTCCCATTTTTTAGACTTGTTAAGTCTTTTTATGGTATTTATTTTTATAGGTTCTACAACCTTAAATAAACTTTGATTATACATTACTTAGATCTTCTTTCTGCAAAACCACCAAAAGAAGTTTCAGCAACTTGTTCTTTAGGTTTATTATTAATCATATCTTCTTCTTCTTGTATCCTAGCAAGTATTTCAAAAGCATCAAAGATAGCTAACTTTTTTGTAGCAGCAGCATTTTTTAATCTATCTGCCGTTATATCATCTCCTGAATCAACGATAGCTTCTTTAGCAACTTTAATTAATTCTTCAACTGCTTTATGCCCAGCTTGGATTATACTCAATTTCGTTTCCTTGATGTTCATACTTTATTGTTAAGTTTTTTGATCTAACTCTATAAAGTCTTTCTCCATCAATAACAAACTCATATTCACTATTTGGTGTGAAGCCAACTAAGTCTCCTTCTTTTAAGTGTGGATTATCTTGAACTATTTTCAAAATACCTTTTAATGGTTGTTCCTTGCTAGTACTAAATATATAATTAGATTGAATTGGTTTTACAAAAGCATATCCTTCAGTAGGCATCCATTTTGTTTTTTTGTAAGCATAGACTTGGTCAATACCACATAGGTAGTTATCTTCATCTATATAGCTTTTACTGTTTTTTTCTCTTCCTTTTATATCGTGAAACCTTCTAAACACGTTGTGGTGTACTATAACGTGATCACCTACTTGTATTTTATGATTACCGATGATAGGTACATGTTTAACAACAGCTAACCTATTAACACTTTGATGAGTAAAAATCTGAGTATTTAATATCAGATCGTTTCCGTCTATCTTTTTTGTATTATTGTACCTTGAACCAACAGGCTCAACTACATAGTTGAAAACGCTTCTCATTTAGTATTCTAGATTATACTCAATAGCAACCGCCATATTTTTATTAAAGTCTTTCCAAGGTAGTACATCATTATTTTTTTTGATAAATATACTAAACTTTTTATCCTCCTCTGTTATATGACAAATGGTATGCCCGCCGTAGACCTCTTGGCCCACGGCATAATGCATAGCTTCATTTTTATAATCTTTACCAATACTAATTTTTCTTATCAGCTTCATCTTCTATAGGCTTGATAGATCCATCTTGAATATTAACAGTAACTTTACCGTACTCTTTTTCTAGCTCGTCTTGCATTTCTTTTAGCTTACCTTCTAGTTGATTTACACCACCTAGTAGTTTTGCTTTTTGAACCTCAAGTTGACCTATAGATAATTGGATCTTGTTAATCTCGTTTATTAGATTTTGGAGGTTTTTTAATTGGTCCTCTGTGATTTGCTCCACCTTTGGAGTTAAATCAATTGTTTTCTCTGCCATAATTTAATTTAATTTAATTGTTAATTGTTTATTTTTTTAAATCGTTATTCTATGTTTATATTATTACTCTATTTTCACAGTTTTTAAGTGTAAGTATCACTATTAGTAGTTAGCTTGTACTGTTGTTGTCCCTCCAGTTCCGGCAAAAGGGTTGGATGATTGTGCTTTTCTCCACATTGTAGTGCTTTGAGAACTCCAACTACTTGATGCGCCTAGGTTTGTTGATCCTATTATTAACTCTGTAAAGCTAGGCTTAGACCCCATAAATACAAGATATACATAATCAGTTCCTGAGGCATTATTTTGCCAATATACACCCAGTAAAGTACTAGAGTTAAAACTGCTATTACTGATACTACCCATATCTGGCCAATTTAAATCAGCAAAACCATACGCTAAGGTTGTGTAATATTGATCAGATCCAACTGTTACGGTTGATGTAAATGAGTATGATGCTGCTACGGTGAAACCTTTAACAACACCGTATTGTAAAGTAGAACCTTGTCTCATTACGGCTCTATATCTATAAGTGTTACTAGCGATTAAAGACACTTGACTTTCGTTTATTGTAGATGAAACAGTTCCAGTTTGCTGCGAAGAACCTTGTAATTGATTCCATTGATTACCTGTGCTTGCGGCTATAGAACCTGAGTTGTTATTTACTGATGGAGTAGAACTATAACTTTGGTTGCAATATACTATACCTGACTGATCACTAGATCCTGTGTTATTTACATTTACTATTGAACTGTATGTAGTACCAGCGGCATTTGTTGCATAAGCTCTGAATGAATTAGGTCTAGTTCCCATTGATGTTTTTGCTAAACCACCAACAAAACTAGTTTCTGTTATACTAGAAGCATCAGTTGTTGTTACCGTTCCGTTTGTCGCTGCTAATCCAGCAATAGTTTCATTAAACGTACCAGTTGCATTTATAGTGCTGTCATCTTCAGGAACATCTTGTACCCCGCTGTCACCTATAAAAAAATCTGAAGTAGCTGTAACGCCTTGCATCCAAGCAAAACCTTTAGCTGACACCGTTCCCGCTGTAGTGAGGTTAGAAGCAAAACCTTTATTTGTCACATTGCCTTCCATCGTGACCTGATGCACAGCTACATTTGAAGTTACAGCTGTTATACTAGGAGCTACACCACTTCCACCGCCACCTATTATTGTTTGGCCTGGGCAGCTAACTGAAAACCACCAGCCAGTGCCAGATATAGGCGCTGTAACAGACATTGTGCCGATATTTGACGAAGTGTTTTTATTAAATGTTATAGTACCTCTACCACCGCTTTGAGCGTTGTGTGCCAAACTACCGTAACTACCTGTTACTTGCGTTATTGTTGCACTTGAGTTACCCTCTGTTGCTTGTAATTGAGATAAATAACTATTACTTCCTACATATCCTGCTCCTGTACCATTTCCAGAACCACTTGTGTATGTGTTTCCATTCCAAACAAAAACAAACTTATCTGGCACACTATAGGATTGATATTCTATAGTTACAGTACCGGTTGAACTGCCTAGATTTACAGGATAACTAAACGTTCCTTGACCACCTAAGTGGTAGGTTAAGTTGCAACCAGGCCCAGCGTGATCATGATCATAACTGTAAAATTCAGACATACCATAACTAACAACGTTGTCTGGCTTATATGGGCTAAAACCATTTGTAGAATCATATGTTTCACCACCAACACCAGAAGAATTTCCACCTATGGTTATATCTTTTAAACTAAATGGGCCATAAGATGTATCTATAGCGCTTGGTAACCCATCATTATACTCGTCTTCTAACTTCTCGAAAGCTAAACCCCCTAAACTTATGCTTCCACTTGCTGGAACTGCCATTTAAGCCCAAGGTTTTTCCATACCTACATTAGTAGGTACTTTCATTTCACCAATAAAATCTTCTAAAGCACTACATAAGTTGCTATACACACCACTAGCTTCGACCCAAGCTTTAACATTAGCCTCTGTTATATATTTAAAATCAGTAAAGTTATCTTTATCTAATGTAAGAGATAGATCACCAAGGGCGTTATGTGTATGTTCGCCGTCAACTCCAATTATCTCAAACTCAACCGCTGTTATAACTTTTTCTAAATCATCTAAATTAGGAGCACCTCTTAAGTGCTTTATGTTTGTAGTATAAGTAATTGCCATTATTTTATTTGTTTTTTAAGTTGTTCTATTTCTGATTTTAATTCTTTTATAGCTTCTATTAAATAACCAGTTATATTACCGTATGCCACAGCCTTGAATTGACTATCGTTATTTACTAACTCAGGTGCTATTTTTTCTAGCTCTTGAGCTATAACACCACTACTTTTTTTGTTATCCTTAGTAAAGCTAACGCCTCTCATATCATAAACCTTAGAGCCATCTAAAGTTTCTATGTTTGTTTTTAATCTTTCGTCTGAATAAGCTACAACATCTCCAGTTGCTGTAAATGTTCCATCTACGTCTACTGCTCCACTAGAGTTTACATTTAATATTGGAACACCTGATATATCTGATACTGAAAACAGATCACCAGTTAAGCTGTCTGTTACTGAAAACAATTGCCCTTGCGTACCTTGAATATCAAGGACTGTGTTTGTGCCATCTACTATGAGGCCTTTTTTTACTTTAAATTCGTTTGCCATAATTGTTACCTTTCATTTTCCAGGTTATATATTAAATCTATTTTTGTACGCGTTGTAATTGCTTGTTATCTCCGCTGCTGTTAAAACCCTACTATAGGCTTTTATTACTGGTATTGATCCATTGTGCACTGTGCTACCGTTTCTAGTATCTGCCCCAAACCTAAAAGTCGAACCGGTGGTGGGAATATTTGACCCTGCATTTGCTACAGTTGTAACAAGCTCACCGTCTACGTAAAACCTAAAATTATTAGTGCTCACATCCCTGATAAAGACAACGTGATGATATGCACCAGCTGTTGTTACTACTGGATTACCTGTTGTTGTTACATCTCTTGATCCCCTATCCCAATAAAAACGAAGAGTACCTGAGGTTAGTTTTTCAAAATTAATATCATGGCCACCAGATCCTTGGTCGTAGTTACCAAGAATAACAGATCTAGTATCATCATCCCAGCTAACAACTGATTCCACACTTAAAGAACTGTTCCATATATGGGGAAAGTTTGTTATAACACCCTTATCATCCGTACCGTCAAACTCAGGCTGACCAGTCGAATCAAAAGATACGTTAGATACGTCTATATCAGTAGTTTTTACCAAGTCTATTAAACTCTGCGTATCAGATCTAGTTGATAAAGTAAAAGGAGTAGCGTGACCGTTGTTGACTTCTACCTGCATATCAGCAACATCAATTGCATATTTGCCTGTAGATCCTCCGGGCCAAAAATATGAATAGAAATTAACCGTTGTAGACGCTGTCCAAGTATGGGTTATTAATTGCCATTCCCCATCACTATTGAGATTTGTGCCAAAACCTGGTGCTGAATTACCAGCGCCAAAATATGTTGAATATCCAAGGTATTTTCCATACCCAGGTGTTCCAACTGGTCTCACCCAATAGGACACGGTTATAATATTACCAGCCGTCACTGGTGTATAAACACCATAAGCCATACCGTCTGCAACCCCATCTCCTCTATAAATATGAAACCTCATTGAGTTTGTGCCTTCTACTTTTCCCCCATTAGGTACTATTTCTTTTATCAAACCAGAATTAGGTAAGTGAGGAGATCCGTGCCACATTGTGGGGAAAGAAGATGCGGTAATACTTACCCTAGTGTCGTTGGCATAAGCATCATGTACTTTAAAAAACCCAGTGGATGAGTTTGTGTATCCTTGAGAACCATCTTGAGAACTATTATAAGCATGTAACGAAAATGTGGTTGAACTTATTTTTTTAATAACATAATTAGTACCTGCAGTTACGCCACCCCCAGTTGTAGCTGGGTTTAAAACATCAAAACTTCTAATAGTCGTGCCAACGCTTGATAATGTAACTATATTGTTAGTTACACTTCCCACAACACCTATAGAGAAATCATTGTTACCGTTGTATTGATTTGTGTTATAAGTCTGCCAGCCATTACCGACCGCAAACCTACCGTTCAGCGCTGGGCTTGGTAGAAGGTTTGTTGTTGGTTCACCAGCATAAGATCTAGTAGCAGTGCCATTATCAGCCACCCCATACCCTGTGTCATATCCAAACACTAAATCTTTATTTGTTAATTTTGGCCCTGTATACATTATATAAATCTAGATTTAAATGTGCTATAGTTCTGTGCTATTTCTATAGCTGTTAATACTCTATTATACGCCGTGCACATCGCTATATTACCATAATAGTAATATCCAGAAGAGTGGTAGTCCACTCCTACAGCAGCGACACCTGCTAAGTAGGTTGTTCCAGTGTAGGATGTAACACTGTTTTTTAACACTCCGTCCACGTAAATAGTTAAAAGTCCAGTTGTTGAGTTTCTTGTAGTAACCGCTTGGTGCCACGTGTTATCCCCTTCCACATTCAGTCCTGAGCTAAGTACATAAGAATCTGTACCGTCACTATTAGCCAACCATGCTGAAACTGGCCCGTGGTAATGGGACATTAGTTTTAGTCCCGCCCTGTAGTTTACCGCAGTGCATAGGGTTGTTTGGTGTGCCCAGCCAGTAGTGGATTGTTTAAACCACGATATTAAAGTAACATCCCCGGTCATCGACATTTCACTATTACTTGATAACGAGAAATACTCATCGGTTGCGTCAAATGTAAAATTTGATGGCGTTGCAGAATTAAAGACCGGTGAGCTTACCATAGCAGCGTTTCCGTTACCGCTTAGGTCGCTCCACGTGGTCCCTGTTCCGGAATAGCTACTTCCATTAGCCGCATCTAAATGCAACACTAATCCGTCTGTAACTATTTCTGGGCCTATTGACGTTGCCATGTTATTCTGGCGTTTCTGTTGAACTCCACTCCGATGTTGCTAGCAAAGCTAAAATATCAGCATGATTATATTCCGTATATGCTTCACCGTAAATAGAAGGTCTGCCGTAAGTTCCAGCCTCTACCGTGGTAGTAATATTCTCACCTGTTTCTATATCTTGAAAAGTTTCTGTGTGTGTTTCTTCAACCACATTAACCTCATACTTAATGAAGGTTTTAGACTCGTCTATAGATTTTCTTAACGACTCTGCATTAGGTTCGTGAACCTGATTGAAATCGATATCATCTATAATGCTTGTTGGTATTACCAACCATCTTCTGTTTTTGAATGCCATAATTTTATATATTAAATCTGTTTTTATATGCGTTGTAATTTTGCGCTACTTGTATTGCTGTTAGATCTGTATCGTAAAGCCTAACCACAGGCATGCTACCATCTAAAGGTTGATTAGTTCTACGACCTATTCTTCTTGGGGTTTGTCCATTTATAATACCAGTCATTCCAGACACGGTTGTTGTAAATTGAAGCACGTTATTTAAATATCCTTTTATTACACCGTTATTAAACGTAAACACTACATGGTACCAAATGTTAGCGTCAACAACTGCTGTTTGTGAACCCGTGACAACGCCACCATTACTATCAAACCAAGCATTATTATCTTTTCTAATATCAATACCTATTTTATCATAATATTGAGCGATCCATATAGAATTTTCTTGTATATACAGTTGTCTATACTCACCAGTATCATCGTTGTGAGTAATATCAAACTTTACAACAAACTCCCAACTCGCTTGTGGATCTCCAACTTGAGGGTTATTTGCCATTGTTATGTAATCATCAGTACCATCAAACGTAGGTTGCCCTGTTGAATCAAATGACACATTAGACACGTCTATGCTAGCTGTTCTTTTTAAATCTATTAACGAAGCCGTGGAGGACCTAGTGCCGTTGATAAAAGGAGTTTCATGAGACTTTAATTCTATTTGTACATCCGAAACTTCTACGTAAGAGTTAGTGCCAGGAACCCCATTGTTATACCACACTGTGAATCCAACATGCCCTGAAGGTTGGCTGGCTGTGCCTGAGTTCCCCAATGTCCCGCTCCAAGTAATACGTTCTTTAGTTGTAGTAGATTTATATACTCTCTCACTAGCAGCCGAATAACCCATATACCCACCAGCACCACTGCTATTTGTATGTGTGTTTCCCTGCCCCATCATCACCCAAGCGAACGTTCCTGGGCTTGCGCTGGGCACTTCTACTGTAGCTGATATAGTAACAGATTGGCCCGTGTACGCACGTAAATCCCAAGTAAACGACCTCCAACCAGCTCCTGGATTAGCAGAAAAGTTACTTACATTTAATCTAAATGTTTTTAATGAAGAATCAATAACGCTATACGAACCTGTCCATCCGCCTTGTGAGGGTGTGTCGGTGGTATAATTAACAGTTTGTTCTCCTGGGTAAAATCTAGTTGCGGTGGTATTATCAGCAATACCATATCCGGTATCATAACCGAACACTAATCCATCATTTATTACTCCAGGTCCTCTATATATTCCCATTATATTGCTCTTATTAAAGATTTAATTGTCCAAGTGCTGGATGTTGTTGTTGCTTGTAACTGCAGATAGCTTGTTGATATTACTACGTTTAGCGTAACATCTGATGTGTCACCTAAGTCTACTGTTGACGTTTCTGTAAATTCTACGTTTGTTCCGTCGTGGCAAGCATATACTGTACCTGCTCTAACATTAGTTCCATTTTTAATAACAAAATCAAAGAAAGCAGCTGTGTAAGTAGCATGAGCTACACTAGCTATTGCTGTAGTAGCTGTTGCTGATGTTGTAGCATTGGTTTCTATATAAGGTCTACTTGTTATATTACCCCAAGCAACAGAGCCTGCACTACCAGTTGTATTTTGGTTCCAAGTTGGAACCGTTCCAGTCAAACCTGTGTAAGCAACATTTGTGGCTGTGGCTGCGTTACCTGTTGTAGAACCAGAAGAACCTGTTGTATTTTGATTCCAAGTTGGAACAGTCCCGGTTAGTTGACTATAATTAACAATACCAGTTCCATCAGAGGCGGCTAATTCGCTTTTGCTAAAACCTAAACCTGTTAAGTGCAATCTACCTACTTTGTTATGTAACAATATAGTTGGAAAGTCACCTATGTGACCTGCGAATGAAATTGCAGTACCATCATGGAGGTTTGGATCACCCTCATTATCGTTTTCTACTGTTTGCTTAGTATTTACTCTTCTAAGAAAAACCTCGTCCCCATCCGCTTGTACACCATACACGTCCATATAACCACCTGAACTCCACGTAAGTTGAGAGATATATGCTGTTTTCATGCCTGTCGGAACAGCAAATGACAAAGTACCTGTACCGTCATTATATCTCGCTAACGAAGTACCTATTTTAGGTTTTCCCCAATCTGTTGCTGTAGCGTTTGTCCATGTTCCCGTACTAGCGGATGGGCTAGTTAAATCAGCTGTAGAATCGAAGGTTTTTAGCCCATAAGTACTTAAATCTTGATCACCAGTGTTATTGCCAGATATAGTAGCGTCTGAAAGTGCTGTGCTTAATTGAGCTACTGTAAAAGAACCTAATGAAGCTGCATTCCCTACAGATGTAACGTGACCAGTTAAATTAGCATTAGTTGTTACTGTGGCTGCGTTACCTGTTGTAGAACCAGAAGAACCAGATACCGTTGTCTGTACGACATTTTCAATATAGTTATCAGTGTGTATTGTTCCAGCCCCCGACGCCGTCCAATCTATAATTGCGTTACCTGATGGTATTGTGGGTGGATTAGATATAGTGGCATACAACTGTGTTCCAGTGTGATTTGCTCTTGCTAGATAATGCGACCCTTGCTGGGCATCTAATAAATCTGCATCTAAGCCTGAGGCAGCGCCATCATTGCCACTATTCCAAAAAGTCTTCGAAGCAGAACCACCTCCTAGTATTTCATTTGTTTTAGCACTTCCGTAACTAACGTCCATGTAATTGAATATCTCAGATTCGTAAGCTGCTATAACTTGTGTAGAAGTTCTTTGAGCTACTGTTGTGTCATAGGCGTTATTAGAGTTGTCATAAGTATACCAAGCGTTTGGTGATGAGCTAGCTACGTAATTTGAGGCAGATGTAGAATCGTTAACTTCTATGGATAAAGCAGAGTGAGAGTAAACGTGATATGTGGCAGTTCCACCTCTTAACCAAACAACGTGTTTCATTCCGTGTGCTGTAAAAGCTAAACCACCTAGTATTTGTGAGTACACTTCAGCTGCTTGAAGGACTTTAATGCTTAATGGATAACCACCCCAGCCATTAGCTCCTATTATTTGGTATTGAAACGTTAAACCACCTTTATGTGTTGAAGTATTCCAAGTAGAAGGTGCTGTTTCACTGTAGCCTCTATGTATTGAAACTGTAGAAGCATAAGCCCACACACCATCTATGGTTACTGGGTAATAAGTGTCAGCGTCACCTCCAACAGATATATCATACTTATAACCTACCCCATAGTGATCTTGATAATGCCTACCGTCAACAGAACCAGCGTCGCCAGTTGTATTAGCGGCGTTGTTTGGTATATCAGCAGAAGCTAAACCATAGTTTGTTGCGCTTATAGTTCCGACTGTTAATGTACCTGATATATCGGCATCGCCGTTTATGTCTAGTGAAGTAGCTTGGACTTCACCTGCAACGTCAAGTTTAGCACTCGGAGATTTTATTCCAATTCCAACATCACCTCCACTTCTTAAAAATATACCTTTCGTAGAAGTTCCAGCCTGCATGTTGGCTTGACTGTCTGTAATTAAATGAAGATGTTGCTCCGCGTTTGAAACACCTATTTGGTTGGCTGCTGGTGAAGCCGCATGACTTTGACCAAATTGACTTATAGTGATAGTGTTATTAGAAGCGTGTAGAGCAGTGAAAGGATCTCTACGTCCTGAACCTGATGCTCCTATGGTTAGAGCAATATTCTGACCCGTGTATGTATCGACCCCGCTCAGGTTACCTGAAATATCAGCATTACCGTTTATATCTAGACTACCACCTTCAATTTCTCCAGCGGCTGTTAATGTTCCTATGTTTGCTAGATCATATACCGCTTCTGAAGCCGTTGTGTTTCTAATAGCAAACGATAACCAACCATTAGCAGCTTTATTTAACAATCGCATGTTATTTCTTAGGTAAAGAAAACTAGTGGCTTGTACATACCCTACAGAGGTAAAGTCTCCAGAGGATTGTAAGTTACCTGCAACTAATAAATTATTTGTTAAATCCCATGTATCGTCAGCATCGTCAAATATCAGACTAGCCTGTGTAACACCATCACCTCTATAAATAGATATACCAGACGTAGCAGCTGTTGCTGTGTCTGGTGAAGCTTGTGTTGTATTAAGTTGTAGTATATTATCCTCTACTTCAACAGTTGCCGTGTTTAATATAGTTCGCGTTCCACCTACAGTTAGGTTACCCGATATTATAGTGTTTGGTGATGTAATAACAACAGTATTATCAGAACCTTTTATACTTATAGAATTATAAGTACCTGTGTTATTATCTCTTGCTTGAAACCTCATGTCAGCCAACTGACTACCCGCACCTGCTGTGCTAAATCTTTCAATATACATTCCAGTAGAATCTGCTGCTGAATAAGTATATGAATTACTTTGATTTTTAGCCCACTTGAAAGAAGCATTAAGATCTATATTACCGCTAAAAGTACCACCATTTGCTGCTGATACAAAGTCTGTTTGATTTACTATTGAAGAAAGAGCAAATGCAGAAGCTTCATTACCATCTAATAAATCTGCGTCTAATCCGGAACTTGCTCCATCAACAGTTTTAATTAATGATAATATCTCTCCTGCCGTTTGGTCAGCAGTAGCACCTGTTTCTACTTCCGCATATAATAATGCAACATCCGAAGATGTTAAACGTCTATTAAAAGTTCTTACTTGGTCAAAATAACCGGCATTACCGTTACTTGTTCCATCAGACCTATTACCGATACGAATACCTTGATTCCAGTTTTGTTTTGTACTAACAGCATCTGTAGTTATTACTATATGATACCAATTGCCGGACGTGAAGTTGTATTGCCCTGAGGTGAATGCAACACCGTTAATCCAAATATCTCCTGTTTGGTTGGTGGTTGTTGTGTCATTACCCATGTTGATATACTGGTCACTACCCGCAAGCGTATAAAGATACGACCTACTATTACCAGGGGTGTCATGCCTAAAATCAACAATATACCCATTGTCGTTTCCTATAGCCTTGTACCAAAGACTTACAGCCTGTATTGTAGGTAACCCTGCGATGTCAACATACACACCATCACCCTGAGTGTTTATACCGTGACTTCCAAACCTAGTGTCTAATCCTGTTCCATAGGATGCTCCAGTAGAAGTTGCAGCGTAATTACCACCAACATCATCTAAGCTGTTGTTGAATTGATGTAAGGACACTCCTGAGCTGTCCTGAAAAAAATCAAGCGTATCAGAAGTTGTGGCTGGTAGTGTGGTAGGTAGGGTTTGATCACCTGTATTTGTTCCTGATAGATTACCTATATCGGTAAGATCTTGTGCTGACAAACTTCCTGTTCCAGTTATATAATTTCCAGAAGCTTGGGCTCCTAGTGAAGCTAATGTTTGGTCACCGGTGTTTGTGCCTGACAGGTTACCTATATCCGTCTTGTCTTGTGCGGATAGTTCATGATCTCCCCAACCGTAAGCCGTATTCCAGTTTCCAGAGTTATTTGTAAAAGTATCTGACGTGTATATTTCAGCCCAACCAGTCCAAGTTCCGCCATTATTAGTTCTTGTGTGTAGGCCAGAGTCATAGGTATTGAAACCTATTTGTGATGCATAGTTGTTGTTGTCATCATACAACTTAACGTGCATTATAGAGGACCAATTTGACTGCCCACCCCATCTATTAGAAGCGTTGGAGGCGGAATAAAATCCAGTTACAGTTGGACTATTCCAGTCAGTAACAGTTCCTTCGTAAGTACCACTGCTATTGCTTCCTTTTAGATAAGTACTTAAATTTTGATCACCTGTATTTGTGCCACTTTGGTTTTGAAGCTTAGCTTCAGGGATTATACCGCCACCCCAAGTTGCAGTTGTTATGGTTCCCGATATATCAGCGTTACCATTTATATCTAAGCTACCTCCTTCAATTTCACCTGTAACAGCAAAATTAGAACTACTATCTAAAGTGGCTTTACTAGTACCATTAATCATTAAGTGAAGTGGGTGGTTAGAATAAGTACCAACTTTACCAGCTCCATGACCAGTGTGAGCAAACATTGAAGTAATAATACCATCACTTAAATCTTTTACATCTAATCTTGCGTGTTGTGTTCCTGCAATATTTACTCTAGCATGCCAAGAACCATCATTACTTACACTACCAGTACCGTTACCAAACTCATGATAACTACCAGCGCCAACAAAATTTGATGCCGTTAAAGTATCAACTCCTGTTAGGTTTCCAGATATATCAGCACTGCCGTTTATGTCTAGGCTAGTAGCCTCTAGCTCACCTGCAAAAGTCGCATTGCCGTCTCCA